AGTTTGCCTTATACAGATAGTCAGCAAGAGTCACAATAAATCCTGGTTGAGTTTTAAATTCAACTTTATGTGTTGCTGCATCGTAGATACGACGAAACATTTCGTTCATATCTTGGTCTGAGTTTTTTGCTACCCATTTGCGCATATTCGTAAAGTCTTTTGCTTTGAGCAGACTGAATAGTTCATCAATACTCTCTTGTTTGAGATTTACAAATATACCTTCGTCGATTTTACCTGAAGCTGCATAAGATTGTAGTTCAGTTAATACACGACGGAAATCTGGAAAATGTTTTTCAATTACTTTTGCTACAACACCTTTATCGTAAGCAACATTCTCATTCTCAAGAATATTGATAACACGTTTAAAGAATTGCATAGCAAGAGCTGGTCGCTCGGTCTGTTCAATAGTAAAATCTACTTCAGATAACCTTGAACGAAGTGGAGCGATAATTCTGTTCTTAAAATTACATGTGAAGATAAAGCCACAATTGGCTGAATATTCTTCAATGAAATTACGAAGAGCTGGTTGTACATTTGCTGCACTGAGATAATCAGCTTCGTCAAAGATAACATACTTTCTGCCTCCACCAAGGGAAACAGCAGACGCGTATGTTGAGATATCATATCGAAGAGTGTCGATATTCACATTAAGCGAACCATTTTTAACGATATAGTCACAGCCCATTTCATCGAGCATAGCTTTAGCGACAGTAGTTTTACCTACTCCTGGTCCACCGGTTAGTAATAAGTTTGGTACACTTTCGTCGTTTACGAACTTACGAAAAGTGTTTTTCATTTTATCTGGAAGAATTGTGTCGTCGATAGTTTGTGGACGATACTTTTCTACCCAGAGTACTTCATTTGTTTTGTGTTGCATAGGTCACCGATAATCATAATATAAAATAAATTGAGGGCGGGGATAAGCGAATGCTGTATCCCCTGTTCTCGAGAAAGAGTGTTGGTCTTAGTCAACCAACTTGTCAGCTAATTCACCAGCTGCTGGAACATTTACATCAACTTCTGGAGCTTCTTGTGGTTGCTCCTGTTGAGGCATGTTTTGTCTTAAAAAAGCTTCAAGCTTATTTCTTAAGGCTCCAACACCTGCTAGTTCATTACCTTGAAACCCGCCTCTTGTTGACACTACGTCAATAAGTTGCAGGACTGTAGAAAGATCGTTCATGTCGATACGAACTTCTTGTTGCTGTTGCTGGCCACCGAAGTTGCCTTGTACTGCGTCATTCATAGTTTCACCTATCCTTTATTATATGTTGACTTTGAATCTATTGCCACGAAGTAAGTGACGTTGTCCCCTTTGAATTCTGAAATACCCTTTGAACAAATGGTAACTTCATAATCCATCGGCATTAGTTTCAAGTTATCAGTTTTAATGATGACTTTAAACTCATCGTCAGTTTCACCAATTTCAACACCAAAGTCATCTGTGTTGGCGTTAGCGCTGTCGATTGCTTTGAGATAACACTTGCCGCTTTCGCCGACAAACGCAATCTCGGTAAACTGAAGAACACCTGCTGCTTTGAGAACTGAAGAAAGGTCACTTTCTGTTACACTCACAACAACGTCTTCAGATGGTATATTTATATCTTTTTCGGGCGGAGTATGAATCATAGAGATGTCTGCATAGACATACTTGGTTCGTCTCTTACCTTCAGATATAATAAAGTATTTATCTCCAAACTCAACGTCTGGGTCTTTATACAAGCTTAATATTGAAAGAAATCTAGATAAGTCATATACACAAGCTTCGCTTGGTATTTCATCTGGGATTTTTGCAATCGCAATAAGCGTTTTTTCTGGAGTAATCGTCTTAATAGTATTACCGGGCTTTAACAAAACTGATTTGTTAATTGCAGTAAAACTTTTTAGGACACTCAAGGTTTCGTTAGAAAATTTCATAATATAAATTTCTCCTGGTTTATGAAAGGTTTATTATAACATACTTTTAGTAGTTTGTCAACCACTACTTATAACTCTTTTTACTAGAAGTGTTATCAGCAGTTGCTGTCACTCCAAGCTCTGCAATGGAACCCATACCACCTTTAAAGATATATTTAGCTGCATCCAAGGACACATCCAAACTTTCAGTCCCGCTTTACGGGCTTGCTTACAGAAGAAATAATCTTCTGATAAGTAACGCTTAGAATCTGGGTCAATAACACAATCAAAGAAAGCTGTAATTTCTCTTGTGCCATCAAATTGTTCGGTTCGTACATGGTCTGGTAAATAGGAAAGCTCTGGATAAGCATCACGGTATTTCTCTAATGCTTCTCTTGAGATTAACATAAATCCAGTCCCTGCTTCTTGTACTTCAACTGGTTCACTTATTTTAAACGATTGCATTCCTTTAACTGGATTGAATACAAAGTCTGATGTAAATCTTTCTAATTCAAATGGATTCTCATCTGCTTTACCCATTTGTGCAGCTCTAGCTACTTTTTCCCATGCAATTGTTTTCTTAGGATAAGGACCAGTTACAATTGGATATTCTTCTGGGTCTTGTAAATGTACTCCAAGTAATGCAAGAGCATCACGAGGATTAAATGCGATATCTGCATCAATAAATAATAAGTGAGAACAATCTGAACGCAGGAATTCGTCTACAATATAGTTCCTAGCACGTTGTACAAGGCTCTCATTGAAAAGGAAATAGTATTTTAATGGGATACCATGAGTAGCACATAACATGCTTAGATCGTTGGTAGCTTTTGTGTAAAGGCCTGTTGCTTGACCACCATACATTGGTGTACCAACGAAGATACTATGCTTTCTTAGTTCTTCTGTTTTAATTTCAATTTTCATATTTGCTCCAAATCATTTTCTGCTCTTACGATTGCTTGTAACCTAAGTACATCTGCTAATACATCCCAAGAACTATCATGCGCTTTAAATGTTTTATCCCATTTTTCTGTGTCGGCAATAGGACAGAATCCGTTTTGTTTATTTTCAAAGTTAAATTTAGCATCAATATAAGTTCTCATATCACGTACCATATAGTATTTCAAATAGTTATAAAGATGAGCTTTACGACCTTGACTATCAAAAAGTCTTGTAATAATAATTGGGTCGAAAGCATTACCACGAGTCCACCAATGGCCAATATTTTCGTCAACAACTAAGTTGTGAAAATTTGATACAAACTCTTTTACTGTAAGGTCTTGCTGTGATGGTTTAATTTTATCACGAACTTCTTTAGATTGTTCTGACCAAAACTGAATTACATCTTGTTCAATCTCATAACCATATTCCTTAACTTGTTCTGCAACATTAAGCTTAAACCTACGAGTTTTATTGATGTCTGCTGGAGTATAAGGATTTGTAGTAAAATTATCCCAATCAAAAATCATTACTGAACAGTCAACGACCGCACAAGTTGTAGGCTCTGTGCCCATTGTTTCAAAGTCAAGTACTAAATGTTTTTTCATGTCATAAACTCGGTTATATCTACAGATGAGTGACTATCACGAATACGCTGTGATAAGTTGTCTTGGTATATAAATGTAGCATCTTCCATAGGTAATTTTTTCTCTATTGCTTTTTTCACCTGAGTAGCCATATCCCTTGCAGTCTTGTAAGGTACATTTTGGCAGATATGATTGATGCTTTTTTCTGGTTCAAGTAATTCATAATCTTCAGGAAGTCCCATGATGTTCATTGCTTCCCTTATGTTTATATATCTATCTTCAACGGGGTGAGTAAGAACATGTGGCATATGTACTACAAATGCTCCAATGTATCGAATAGGAATCACTGTTCCTCTCCACATTACTCCACCACCTGCTTTAAGTTTTTCATATCTTCTCATACATTTATCGGCTTCTCTATCAAGTCCTAGCCCTCTCATGTATTCAGATACTTCAGCATAGTTTTTACCGTGGTGGTGTATGATTTCACTTTCAACATTATAAGATGCTCTTGTGAATGTTTCGTCTTCTCTTAATTCTGCCGCAAAATCACTGTGCGTCATTCCACCTTTTATTTCTTCTAATAAGTATTTGTAGTATGGGTCATCTTGAGATGGAATACGCTTATTAATCGTTTCTGTTTGGAAATTAGATTTTGTTTCTAATAATAGGTCAGTAATAGTCGGCATTTCTTTATCAAAATACTCAAATACCGGTACCTTATTTTTAAATACATCTTTTTTCCAAAAGAAATAAAACGATCGCCTACGAACTTGAGGATTGCCATGTAGCAATGTTTTCGTAGTATAAATTGACATGTTATAACCAGCTTCTTGCCCAATTTCCATAAGCTTCTTTTTCATAAATGCGCCAACATTAGTAGCAAGAGCAGGAGCGTTCTCACCCCATAAAACTTTAGGAGCAATCTCATTGAGTACAAATTTTGTAGATTTTACAAGCCATTGGTTATTTGGATTCTGTTCACCATAAGAATTGTGATAACTACTCAAACCTGCACAAGGACATACTGACGATACCACATCAACTTTCTTATATCGCTTAGGTGCATTCTCGCCATCAATAACGTGATATGGAATATTGTGGTCGTGTTCTTTATAATAATTTAACAAATGCTTTTCATTACCTTCAAATCCGCCGTATGTCATTAAATACTCGGGCTTTTGTCCGTAAGCTTCGTCAGATGCTAATATCTCCCCTCCAATCAGTGGGATAATTCCTGCATGTTTCATTCTACTACTCCTAAAAGCTCACTTCTTTGTGTTGCTTTATCTAGTGGGTGGTTATCATAAAGACATTCTTTTTGAGCCTTACCCAGTTTTGTTAATTCTTCAACAGACATATTTTCAACACTTTCAATTGTATTTCCAACATATGCCTCACCGTAAATTGCACCTTCTGCATCTGAACATACAAGTACTGACTCTACATCAGCAACCTGTTGAACACGAGATCTCCACCAACCAGAACCTGCATGGTAATATTCAGGCATCATGCAACCCCAGTTCTCATTATAAATTTTGCACATCTCGGGCTCTTTCACTCTATATGTTTCAACGCCTTTAGTTTGTTTTGTTTCTCGTCTTGGGCCAAAGTTTAGTACATCCCATGTCGGTTTCTGTTTGTTGAACCAACCCATAGTTTTACTTTGAACAATAGATGAAAATATCCATCTGAGTTTTTTCTCATCGGGTGGAATAATAATTGGCTCTTCGTCAAAGAATCCAAGTAATCCAATATCTTCACCATAGTTGTTTTCAGGCCTACGATTAAGATTGTAAGGATTTGGATTATAATTAATAATCTTACCTTTATAATCAATTTTAAATTTGTCGTTGTCACCACCAGCAAATGTACATAAAATCAAGTCATTCTGTTTTTGATTTACAATATGACATGCTTCAATGAACATATCAATATGTTTACCCATATCTTCAAGTGGAGTGTCACCTTTATATAGATTTGCTAGGTAAGTATTTGTTCCATAATCAAAGAATGGTTTACCTGATTCTTTATGAGCAATAAGATTTTCTTCATACAATTTAAATGAGATGAATACTTCACGCACTTGCCAATCATCATTAGCGAGAATTGCATCAGGTCTTGCCGTCAATGCGTATAAAGCGTCGAAAGCGTGGTGAGCAAAAGATTTAACAGATGAAAGATAAATGATAACTTTATCGTATCCGTTAAGGTCTTCTCCAATACTAACTGTTCGTTGCTCAACTTCATGGCCCATATCTTCAAGGCATCGAATTAAACTGTAATGTGAGTTTAGAATTTTGAGCTCTTTACCAAGATAATAATCTTTAGTACATTGCTCTTTATTAAACCCTGTTATTAATATTTTCATAATATCTCCATTCTATAGTTTGGATTCCCAGTCCAAAAAATTTTGTTCGTCAAATGTTTTAGTACCTTTAGCAGTAGTTACATGCTGAATGTATTTACCTTTTTTACCCCAGTGACCCCATTCATTACTAATAGTTGTGTATTTTCCATAATGGTTACCAACTAAAACATTAAATAATGATTGGTCATGCTGTGGTTGAGGCACATCAAGTTGTGCTCTCCAATAATCTTTTGTTGCTTCGTAATATTTTCTATCGAATAAAATTGTACCTGAGCAAAAGTATATGTGCTCGTCAGGTATTCCTAAGCGGTCATTAAATCTTTTTTGTTTCGCGGCTGCAGCTTCTGTATTGTAGCCATAATCCATCATTGCTGAAAATTCATCGTTCTCAAATAAGTTAGGACAAATTTTAGTAATAATAGAATCGCTATCCAAGTACATAATTTTATCGTACCCTTGCTCGAATAGTTTGTAAATATAAAGTTTATGATATGCAGGTGAGTATTGGCTACCTAACCACTCATCTGTTGTTAAACGAAAATACTCTGCTCCATTCTTTTCAGCATAAGCTGATGCTCTAAGAGTAGAGTAATCATATAAATCTTGCGCGTAATGAAATTTTTTCTTGCCTTCTGAGCGACCGCCATTTGGCTTTATTTGAACTTGAAAAACAAGGTTCTTTTCAATTTTATTCATAATGTAATCACCTAATTAATTGTATATTATAACATGTTTTTATTGGAATGTACACAATTATTTATGAAAATTTTACAGTGTAATTTCGCTGGCGTCATATATCGACCAAGCAACTCCTGCTTCTAAAAACATATTTGACGTTTTAGTAAAGGAACTCTTCCAATTATCTGGTACATCTTCTGATGCCATAACAGTTCTTACGCATCCTACTTGAATTATGCCTTTTGCACATTCATGGCAAATTGGTAAACCCCAAACGTATGCAGTTGCACCACGAAGAGATTGACCATGAGCTGTGGCATTGTATATACCATTCATTTCTGCATGAGATACTAACTCATACTTAAGCTCTCTATCGTTGTATCGTTCTTCTGTATCTTCAATACCTCGTGGAAAGCCATTATAACCTGTAGAAACGATTCTACGATTGACAACATAGACAGCACCTATTTGTTTAGATGGGTCTTTACTCCATGTAGAAACTTCTCTTGCTAATCTTAAAAATCTTATATCCCATTTATCTGGCACTAATAAGTTCCTCAATAAAGTTGAAGTGTCTTTCGTAAACATGGAAGTTGGATGCTGTCCATATCAAATTACCACATTGAACACCGAGTTCATATGCAAGTTTATGTTGAACGCTTCTTGCCCATGCTTTATCATTGTTATAACCAAAGACTGCATCGTTTGAACGCATAAGATAATGAGATTCAAGTTGACCATCGCGAATATAAAATGTATTTGCGTATGTACACATAAAGTCGTTCATGCCATCGCGAGTCATATCGACATGCATACTTGGTCTATTGTATATCATAGTGGCTCTACGTGAATTTGGATTGTTTTTCAGTTCACGCAAAACATGTTTATATTGGTTACCATTATCTTCTGAATAAATGCACCAGCCGTAATTAGAATTAATCTCACCTTCTGTTGATGCAATTGATTTCCATATCTGAGGAGTTTCTCCAGGAATATCATTTACATTAAGCGATTGAGATTCATACCATTCCAATTCACGTTCAATGTACTCATAGGCTGGTTTACGAATAACATAGTCTTCGTCTGCAATAAATGTTGCACCAATGATTTCAATAGTTTTAGCACCTGTTCTGTCGATTACAAAATCTTCATCAAGGTACTTATCAATAATCAGTTGTCTTATGTTACCAACTGTTAACATTAAATACTCTCCAGCAATGCTTCCATATCTTCAACTTCAGTTACTACTGAGCTGATATTTTGTTTGTGAAAAACTCTTGCAGCTTTTCGTAGTGTTGCTTTTGGGATATCAACATCATTTGCTAATGCATCAATTGCATCTTTTTGGAATGCTCTTTCGCCTTCCATTCTTACATATGAATTGCTAATTTCTTCAAATGCACCACGTATGCGTTTTTTATCTTCTTCGCTTGAAGGTATAATGATATTACTCATCTCTATTTCTCCTGTTAAATACATCATGACGAGGGTCTTGGCCTGGAATCATATGTCGAGCATATGCAACAAAGAAACTCGAATAGTTAATTAAGTCTTTAGCTGAATCTTCAAGCGATTCAAAGTTGGGTTCGTAATCATCAGATTGCATGGCTTCCATGACAGATTTCATGCGGAGCATTTTAGCGTGCATGATGTCATGGATTGTGGTTAAGCCATTAGGATAATAGTCCGCTTGGGAAACGGACGAATTAGGATTCTGATAATCACGAGATTTTTGTTCTTGTAAGTCAATGCATTCTTGCAAGACGTTTACAGATTCTCGGGACATAGTTTTCACCTTTTTCATAATTTAAAGTGTTATTATAACACGTTGTGTAAGTTTTGTCAACCTTTTTATACAACTTTTGGTGCAGCTTTAGGTACAAAATGATTAGTTACATTTAATAACTTATCTTCTGCTTCTGCAAGTTTTCCTAGCTCAGCATCGAGTGTTTCGATAATACTAGGATGTTCAGCAACTCCTACACCATTCTCAAGCATAACAGTAATATTTGCTTTATGTTCAGCAATTTGTGCTTGATACTTAGCAACAAGTGCAGTTACTAAAGTTTCTTTCAATTCTTTCATAATATACTCCTTACAAATTTGAAAGTTTGCCGTGATTACCTTCGTGAGAAGGTGGGTACCAATCAGCGGGCTTAATTAAATCTGGTACTCCAAGTGGATTTGGGCGAGATGGCTTTCTGCCTACTTCTTTGTTCATATTAGCTTTAAGAACTTCGTCCCAAGCTTTATAAGGGTCAACACCAAAGGCGTCGAGTGTGCCGATAGCAACAACACAAAGGTCGATAAGACCATCAACAATTTCTTCTGCATCATTTTCAGCAACAGCTTTACGAGTTTCCTCTAGCTCTTCGTTGAGAAAGTCAACACGAAACTCAAGAAACTTTTTCAGTTTCTCAGGATTATTTTCTACCCATTGTCTTGTAAGATATTTACCTTGCATTAAGTGAATATCTTCTACCCAGTTTTTACTCATTAGGCATTCCTTGTTGAATGTATACGCCGATGGTACCAATTTGACCATCTGTTAAACTTTTAGCTGTAGGCCACATCATTACAGATTGTGGTCCAACTGTTTCACCTGCTTTATAAGCAAGTAGTTTTGTAATAATATCATCAGCTGATTGTCCTTGTAGTTTAGGACCAATGCCACCTTGACCTTTTGGGCCATGACATGCTGCACAAGTATTCCAAACTTGTCTGATATCCTTAAAGCTATCAAGATTGTCTTCTGCTGCTGCATTTGCTGATAACACTAATGTCATCGCGATAATTAATTTGTTCATAGTTTTGCCTCTAGTTCTGTATACCCACCGATAGCTTCACCATCCATAGTAATCTGAGGAAAGGTTCTAGCTGTAGGAAACTTTTCAAAAAATTCTTCAGTGGTATAATCTTCTTGTAGAGTTAAGTACTCATACTCTACACCTTTTTGTTCACATAAGGTTTTTGCCATTACGCAATAACCACATGATGGTTTACCATAAATCGTTACCATAGTTTCTCCTATACTAATTTAAGTCCGCCACCTGAGTCAGGCATTGCAATACCTGTTGTAGCTTCAATGACTTGTCTTTTTAATTCTTCAGCAGGTTCTAATTGGAACATAACGTGTTGTTCACCAATAACAACTGGTCCACGTTTTGCATAAGGTACGAATGGAACCATTCCAATTTTACCTTCACCTGCAGGCACCAACAGAATAGCGTCTGTTAGCGTGTAAAAGCCTTTATCATAACTGACTTCAGCAATAACCTCTTCGCCCGTTACTAGCCTTACAATTTGTACATCTTTCATAATGTCATTCTCCTATTTTGTGCTATATTATAACACATTTGTTTGTATTTGTCAACCAAAAAATAAATCCAATGTATCTTGTTTTTCAGAAGTCCAGCCGAGAGCTTCAATGATATGCTCGATGGGACTGAGAAAAACTTTATCGAATTGTGTTTCGTAATCTATATATCGTTCGAGCCCAAGTTCAGGTGGGAGCACAGCTGGAAACGAAATTACGTTTTCGCGTATCGGATTTGGTACTTTGAGATACACAAATTTTATCTTATCGCCTGACTGAACAGACTCGTATCGTTTACTGAGACCTTTTTCTTTGAGATAATGGTTAAATAATATGCAACCACGAACATGTATTGGACAACCTTTCTTGTAACCAGATTTGACCATATACTTTTCGATATTATCAGTACCTGAATTACGACCGACAGCTTCTGCAGGAAGTTTAAAAAACTCTTGTTTGAAGTCTGCAATAAATTTTTGAGTCTGTTCTTCACCTTCGTTTAGAATTACGTTAAAGATTTCACGCATTTTGTCACGACATACTTCTGGCGTTGATGAACGAACTGATTCAAGTCCTGTCACACTGATTTTTGGTTTTTCGTAATGTACACCTTCTGAGTTCAGCGTATTGAGTATATATCGCTTTTTAGCAATGAAGATTGCACGGTCATTAATTTTCTCGCGTTTCATTACCATCGCATTACGATATGCACCCATGTCAGATGCAAGTTTTTCGTAACCTTGTTCGATAATCTGTTCGATTTTAGTTTGACATACTTTGTCAAGGAACTCTTCGCCAGTCTTGCGATCGATGTCAGTTGTA